CATCTTTCATAACTTTGCCAAGTGGTATGGCATTATAGCCATTTGGAGCAGTTTCTGAAATTGTTATTGTGCAAGGTGTGCCATAAGTAAATATTACATAATAAATCGTGTCAGCATCAGTAATAGTTTGGTTATCCTGTTCAGCTAACGTAACAGGCATTAAAGCTGCTGTGGCACTTGCAGAAGCCCTTAAATATGCTTCTGTAATAGCAGTTACCTTAAATGTACCAGCATTAGTTCCTTCACTAACAACTCCACCTGTAACAACTCCAGGACTATCCATAGCATTAGTCACATTTTCAAGGTCATCAACATCAAGGTCTTCTTTGGTTTCAGTTAATGTTCTAACTGCATAAGTGTCGTTAGCTGTCAATTTAATAAAGCTATCTTCTGCATAAGTTAAACCTGATATAGAAGTCAAAGCACCATCAAGAGGTTGATAAGTTCCTGATAAATCAGGTATATCACCAGCTTCTAATACTTCCCAAGATGGAGCTTGATAAGCAGAACCAGTTCCTATCATTCTAAAAAACTTATTCGTAGCTGCTGTGTTAGGTGCTACTACTGCATAACTGTCAAGTGCAGTAGTATATAATACACTACCACCTATAGTAGTTAATCCAGCTATGCTTAACAATCCTGCATCGTACGCTTGAACATTTGTACCAATAACCAATTCCAATGTGGTTCTTGCAGCAGAAGCATTGGCATCGTCAATCAACGTACCTCCAAAAGCAGTTACACCATTAAGATAAGCGAACTCAATTGCATCTACATCTTCAATACTAAATGTTGATATATCTAGATTGCCTCTTAAAACAGGTGAAGTATCAAACTCCAACACGTCATTAGCAAAGTCCTCTAGTATATTAAAGTTTGCATTATAGTCATCAAGAACATCTGTACCTTCTTCCCATGTAGGCAAGGTGAGTCCTAAGTCAGTTGTTGTAGTCCTTGCATATACAAACAAGCACGTTAGTATTAAAACAGATATAATTGTTATAATAATATTTCTTTTCATACACTCACCTCATAATACGTAGGGCTTGAGACAGACACATTATAAACTGTTGTGCTTGGCTCAGACACTACGTAATAAAACGTAACAAACCATCTTGAAGCACCCAACTTTTTCCACGTAGTTAAACCTGCTGCCTTTAATGCTGCCCATGTCTTTAGCCCTTGATTGGCAAGTGATAACCACGTACGTACACTAAAGCTGGGGGATGCATACCAAGTTGATGTTCCAACAGTTACTACATACGTAGTAGTTGTAGGGTCACTTATAGTATAATAAGTCATAACTACCTCTTTATAAATGGATATTTATATGCATCAGTTATATGTTCACCTTTAAGACGACTAGAGTTATAACTCTTAGCAACAGGTGCATAATCAGGTCTTAGTCTATCAACAGCTTTATGAGCTCCCAACAGATACATAAATCTCATTTGTGCTTCTGCAGCCTTTTTGCTTTCTCCAAGAGCTACCCAAGCTTCTACTACAGTAGCTGCAACTATTAAATCATCTATAAAATCAACCTCTGGGTCTAGATTAGATGCACTAAGCTCATCTTGCCACTTTACATATCTTATATCCATTACATATCTTGCATCTGGAGGAGTATCCAGTTCAAATATATCTTCTCTATCTATATACCGTTCAGCCTTCCCTGTTGTAACCTCTTTTATATCAGGAGATTCTACATCAAACTCTCTTTCAGGTACATACGTAAGTATTCTACTATCAGAGCTATTAAATATCTCCAATGCAGTATCATCAGAACCTGTATCTGTTAAACTTATTGCAGTCCCTTCAGTAGCAAGAGCACTAGTTGCTGCAACTTGAATCGTAGTTGATGTAAGATTAATTGCATAGTAAACAGTTCCAGTTGTCAATCCACCTGGAGGGTCACTACTTAAGAATATTAACCTCGTTCCTGTAGCTATATCTTCATCTACAGTTATTATATTATTAGTTGTATCAACATCTGCCTTATCAAAGGTAGTTAAAATATGGTCTAACAGTCTAAAGGTTCTAACATACTTAAGGTCAGTGGGGAAAGCATATTCAGTTTGGTCTACAACACACGCACACTTAACATGCTTCCCCAACCCTTTAAGGTCACAGAACCTATCTATACGTGTTAATCCCCAATTCAGCCACTTGGATATTCTCCCTGTTGCACCAATTAAAGCTGCATCAGTTCTAACTATTTGAGACGCCACTTCTGCTATTAATGTAGTTTGGTTTAGAGCCATCTATTTATCCTCTTTTAAAATTTATGGGAGGCTTGTTTCAGCCTCCCTGTACGTTATCCTAAACTCCAGTAAACAGCTATGTTACCATCAACAGTAACATACAGTCCATTACCACACTCTACTCCAGGCTTCGGAAGTACATACCCTTTATCATTCGCATGCCTATATCCAACTGTGTTTGCAGTTGCAGCACTTGTACTCACCTCAACATCATAAGCCTGCGTTGTTTTATTCTCACCAACCAGACCTAGAAAGTAGCACTTTCCAGTATGAACCTGAGTGTTTGTAGTTATCATTGTGCATAAAATCTTCATTCTTTGTCTCACCGTCCTTCTTGTTTAATTTTTAATTAGGCATCTTCCAATGCCTTTACTCTTGCTTTAAGTTTAGTAATCTCTGTCTTAGTTTTAGTTAAGGTGTCTACAAGTGCATCCAACATTTCCTTCATAGCATCCTTATCTGTTTTTCCAACATAGAAATTCTTATAATCATCTGCAAGAGCTTTTAAATTTGCTAATGACATTTTATCTCCCTCCTTATGGACTGATTGTCAGCATAACTAAAGGTGGACCAGACGTGCCACTTGCACTTCTATCAATAATAAACCCAGCAATTTGATGCTCATCTCCATCAGCTCCTGGACCATGTGCAACATCGTCTTCTATGCAGACTGAACCTTCTACGTCAAACACCAACCTGCGTTCTCCACCTGTTATACCAGCATCTTGTAAACTCGAGCCATGTGGATTAATCCAAATTGGTCCCCATGTCTGTATCCATAAATATGTGTTAGCTGCACTAGTTGTTATAAATGGAATTCCAGCTACAGATGAATAGTCATTTCCACTATCTCCACCAGAAGGTCCAGCAGTTAACCTTACATTGGCATATGGGCACTGAAGTGCTTCACAATAAGTTGATGCTCTTGTTACTGCAGTAGTCAATGGTTCTGCAAGAGTAACAACAAAAGTAGTGCCAGAAGTAGCAGTATTACTAACAATGTAACGAGCTTGCACAGGAGTAGAAAATATGGTGATATAACCTCCCATATATTCATCTTTCGTAACACCAGTCCCCGTAAGTGTAACTGTATAATCACCAACTGCAGAAGAACCTCCAGCAGAAGCTGCTATACCATCACCAATCTGTCTCCAAAACTTTAAGCCAAAGTGACGAACATTAACAATATTACTTGCCTTTGCATATCTAAACACTCTACCATCTTCAGTTATTAAACGTGTTCCTGGTGAATACTTTGCAGTTAAACTTGTTTCCCATATACGTTGTCCAGTAGTCCCACCAAGTAGTCCTCTCATTGGCACTTGATATATATCACCCCTAAATAGTGTGCCATTACCATCGGGTGCATTTCTTATCCATTTTGCTCTAAGCATTTTACATTCTCCTTTTTGTTTTGCAGACATATAATTCAAAAATTGAATTTTATACTGCATAATAGAATGAGAGGGAGCTCGCACTCCCCCTCGTGTAACTATTCTATAAGCAAGTTAGCTATGAAAGCATCATCGCTATCATCAGACGCTCCCAAAGCAGTTCCTACAATAGGGCTTCCAGCAGTGTGAGTCCTGACTTCTCCTGCTGTTGAGTGCATAACTGCATCTTCAATAGCTATACTGCTATTATTGTCATTTACTAAAGGACCAACTCCTCTGACTTGAACCCAAAAGTAATAGCTAGCAGGAACATCTATTAAAGGAACACCTACAACCGCAGCAGTAGTAGCCCCTACAACAACCTCAAAGTAAGGGTTGTATTGAATTCTAGCATAACTTCCGCTAATAGCTACAGCCGCTTCAAAAGCATCGTATACTGTAAAAACTACAGTTGCATCCGACCCAGTGGTAAAAGCTGGATGACTCTTAATCTTCCTCAACTGTCCTTCATCAGCTGGGGTGCTCGTAGTTTCAATCAGTACATAACCATCTTGATACGCATTAGCAGCAAAAGTAGCATGAGCACTAGGAATAGTAAGAGATATAGTTTTATCTCCTGCTACTACAGCAGCAGCTAGTACTAAATCAACACTACTAGTATCATCAATTACTTTGGATTGAACTAGGAGTGCACGCTCTAGTTTTGTGCCTCCGTTCTTGCAGTATCTAAACAGTCTACCATCTTCAAACTCCAAGAAACGACCAAGTTCAGTCTTTTGGCTTGCACTCGTTTCATATATCCCCTGTCTAATGGATATACCATCAGACCCTAAAATTACATTACTCATTATTTAATCAACTCCTTTTTGATTTTTATAGGCTATCTCCGAAGTCCTATTGGCTTAAGACTCAAGGGTTTAAGCAGCTATATTGTATATAACTCCTTGACGATTTCTATTTGTACACACAAAGTTAAGAGCAACAGCAATTTGAGCAGCTCTGTCATTAACCTGATTAGGAATAGGCTTCCATTCAGTCATAGTAAAGTTAGCTGCAGGGTCAATTATCAGTTCTAAATACTTAGTATTCAAAGTGTATAACAATCCCGCAGGACACTTAGCAGACCAAACTAATGGTCTACCCTTAAACTGAATGTTCTCAAACTGAGCATCACCTAAAGTCTTATTAGTTATGTAATGCTCCTCAAGAGTATTATCCTCAATCAGCTCAAAAACAGTCTGTCCAGTTACTAACAAATCTGGCTCTTCTTGACCCTGACCGAAAGAACAATTATTTAGCATAGTTCTAGTTCTCTTATCTAACCAAGCAGCTGCAGGTTCTCCACTCATATCCATTGCCTGATTCTCCCACCACTTTTTAGTTGCTGAATTAATACCTGCAACAGTTCCTCTGCTTCCAGTGGCAGCATCTGCAACAAGGTTATCTAATCCTTCTATATCTTTTCCATTTGAACCAGTACCATCACCAAACAGTTGCTCCTCAAAGTTAAGTGCCATTTCATCCTTAGCAGCTTCTAGTTCAGTGTCTACTATGCTTATAATCTTAGCTTTGCCCCTGTTCTTCAAGTTCTCAACCCAATATTGTACAACAGAAACAGCACCATACTTCCAGTCATAAACAGCGTCAGTTAACTTTTCATCCCTAACCAAGCTGATTGTTCCACCTAAACTCATCATCTTAAATGTAGAATTTCTACCATATTTAAGAGGAATGACTAAGAACTTTCCGCCTTCTTCATGTCTAACTCTACCCTTAGAATTCATCCACATCCAAAGAGCATTTTTAGTTAAAATCTGGTCAATTGCTACCTTTCTCTGTAATCTCCATGTCGTAGTAAATATATCGTCAAGGTTCATAGTAATTGCACTACTCGAAATTGTGTAGTCTGCCATTTACCTCACCTCTTATTCTGTTTTTGTTTTGCCTCCTGCATGCATTTCAAATGCTTTCTCTACAGCTTCCTTAGGTGAGAGGTTCGCATCTTTGAATAAAGCAGCTTGTCCTGTCTTCTCAGTTTCAGTCCCTGTAGGAACGGGTGCTTTCTTTGGAGGATTCTTTTTACCAACAGCTATCAAATAACAATCCCTTGCAGAAATGCCTGGATACTGTCCAGCAATCTTTACCATATCCTCACGTTGGTCATCAAATTCTTTCTCACCAAATTCCTCTATACAGGCTTTAATCTGTCTTTGTGCTTCTCTATCTTCATCAGTTTCCACTAACTTTTGTATGCTGGCAGCAATGTTTTTATCACGTTCATCTTGTTTCTTATTATGTTCATCTAACATTTTACCTACCTTACTAACCACATACGTAACCAACTTTGAAGGGTTCTCAGTTATCTCTTCAGATGTTGGTAACTTCTCTTCAACAATTGGTTTCGGTTCTGGTCTTGATGCAGGCTCTTGTGCCTTCATAAAGTTAGGAGATGTGAAGATTGCAACAAGCTCTTCATTCTTTTTCGCTAATTCCTCTAATCTTGCATTTGCTTTATCAAAATCAGCTTTGGAGACGAAGTCTTTTTCGCCAGACCCTTTATCTTTATCGCCATTCTTTGCACCTTCCTGTGCTTTTACATCTTCTTCGCTCATTATTTCTTATACTCCTTTCGATATAGTTCTCGTAACATTTTCTTAAAATTCACTACTATAGCTCTATTCGCTAATTTAACATCCATCGCACACCACAAGCCGCCTGTAAAAGTAACCTTCGGTGTGGGTGAAGTCATTTCTACTAAAACTGTTTTCTTTTCAGGTTCTTTTTGAACCTTCTTTACTACTTCCTTTGGTTTAACTACTGTCGCTGTAGTCATATAATAACTCCTTTCATTTTATTTAAATAATTCACTTAAGTCATTATCCTTGAATACCTGATACAATCCGTTAGCTAAACATGTTATTTGTCTGTCATCTAATGAACTGTTGTTATAAACAGCATCTATGCAATGCAAAATCTCATGCAAAGTGATTTCTCCCAATCTTTCCTTAGCATAAGGTTCACCACCTGCATCCTTTCCACACACTCTTATAGTTAGTCCCGTAAGGTTTGCCTGTCCACCCAAGTCACCACGTTCCTTAAACACATATGGAAAGTCTACTTTATAAACAAACCCACCTACCTTCACTTCCTTTAACATTGTTCCTCCCTTCTTAATCTAATCTATGTGCTATACAATCATTTTCTTTACACAACTGTTTCAAGTGCTGTTTACTTTCTACAAGTACAGGTTGATGTGTTATGTTTTCTTCCCAATAAGGCTTCCATACCTGTATTGCAACAGCCTTAAGACCTCCAAACCATATTATAGCATCACCTCCACACTCACATTTTACTTTATTCCTATCTTTTATAGTACTAAATTCATCAAATATTTTGTTACATTTTTTACACTTATACTGGTAAATTGGCATTCATCTTCCCCTGTGATAACAGTCTTTGTAAAGCGTCAATAGGCATTGGCTGTTCAGGATTGTTCCCATATCCAGGTCTTGGTGCAAGCAGTATATCAGGGTCTATCCATTCATATTGTTGTAACAACATCCTTGACCTTTCTATTGGATGGATGCTTTCATCTTGCAAAGTCATTTGATATAACTCTTTAGCTTCCATCCGTCTTGTTTCGTATGTTACAGGAAGCGTATCATCTGGATCAACCCTTATATTGTATTCACCTTTAATGGCTGCTCCTGTGTACTGCACCCAATACTTAGCTCCATCAGCCCCCACTATATCTATAACCTTATTCTTATCTCTCCAAAATGTAAATATATATTGCATATACTTTCTACAAATGTTTGTATATAAATCTGCAGCTGCATCCCTTCTTTCCAGAATTCTAATCTGTGCAGCCAGTTGTACAATTTGTGCTTCTGTAGCTGTCCGCCTTCCAGTCATATAATCCCCACGTTGGTTTCTAGACGAACCCAACATTTCCATGCAATCTTGCATTATCTGCAAAGACATAGGCACGAAGTCTGGAGGAATGTGTGGTGTTAAAGTTGTAATTGCACTTCTTATATCATCATCTGTATCAACCTCTATAAAAGGCATTATCTCTTGACTTAAAAACTTTGCCTTTTCGTCAGCGGTTAAAACACCACGTTTTCCTAAAGCCTTAATAAGGGCTATTTTCCTATGTGCCTGTTGTTGTGTACGTATTTCATTCATCTCAAGCTGTTGTGGTTCTATTATTTGACAGTCTGAAATTCCCCAGAAGCCTATATTAGACTCATTAAATATCAATGAAAAATAAGGAAGACCTTCTACTTGTAAGTCATCTACATCCTCCCGTAGAAACTTGTCATGATCCATCGTAATAACATATACTTTGTGCGTACGGAAATCTCTAATTTCATATAACTCCACCCATTCTTCTTTTTCACAAAGCACATCTAACATCTTATTTGGTACAGAACCTTCTACATCCGTTGGTCGGCTAGCTCTAAGCTGTTTTTCTTGAAATGCTTTACCACCCTTTAAACTACCTTTATTAACATACTTTTTATCAGCTAGCACATCTTCAAGAGGTCGCATAACACGCATAGCCACCCATGGTGCAGCTTCTATATCTAAATAACCATAAGGCATTATAAAGTCTATATTTAACATTAACCCTATATTCTATATTTTCTTCATCCTTACCAAAACCAGTCAGTGTGCCTGCACCAGGAATAATTGGAATAGATTTAGATGCGTCATATCCATATTCACTATCGTATCCACATTTACCTATTGCAGTCCCATATAGATAACCATCTAAGCACATCCGTTTCATTTGTTTCTTCACGCCTGTTTCATACGTAAGCCAGTTAAGTAGTTTTTGAACTGTTTTGGCATGAAGATATCTTCCAGGCTGTAAGGAAGTTAAGATTGCTCTAGGATTTCTACTATATACACGTGGTATAAGACTCTTACCAAAGGCAAAAATTAAATTAACAGGTAAAACGTCTTGAGGCCAGTCTCCCTCAAAGTATCTTTCGTACAATGGCCATCGCATTGTATGACCATAATGCGACTGGTATAATATACCCAGTTTTATTTTATTTTTCCATTCAATCAACATTTCTTCTTTTGTTTTAGTTGGCATTATTTTTTCCTTAAATGTTTTACTAATGCTTTTCCTTTAGACGACCTTCTTGCTGTAGTATAAGCAGCTGCTGCACATATCTTTCTAGCGTGTGCCAGATTTCTAGGTGTAGTGTTGCCTATTTTACCTGATGACTTGTAACTTTTTATACATTCTGCTATATTACTACTTATAGTAGCTTGACTAGTTCCTTTTTTTAATGGCATGACATCATCTCCTTAAGGTTCTAAATCTATTGTAACTCCACCAGCACCAGTTAGTATATTCCATTACGCACTGCCTTTGGTTTTGACGGAGCAAAAACACAGGTATTAGTGTTTAAGTAAACATGCAAAAGCTCGTCCCCAAAAGCTCCATCAACACTATCCCAAAGTATTATTTCAGTATCAACAACTTTTGAAAAGAACACAGCAGTCGCAAGTCCACAAGCACCTTTATAAATAACTCCATCTTCCTCAAAGCATCCCAATGGGTCAGTCTTTTTCATAATATCCCTCCTTTCTCATTAATATATATTTCAAATTTTGAATTTTATTTTGCTACCATTTCTTCGGAGCACCCATATCTGAAAGCATCTTCCCAAATGGTAACTTATGTCCAATTTTACTTCTTAACTCCTCCATTATACTCCCCATAGTTATCCCATCTAACTTCTGCGTTTTAACAGGTGGAGGAGGTCGACTACTTATTTTTATAGCACCAGCAAGTGCATCAATAGCATCAACATACCTACTTCTTTCCACACCTTGATATTCAAGCAACTCTGTTTCTAAACCATTCATATAACTTTTTATCCAAACAGACTTTGCTGCAAATCTAGGTTGCATTCCCCTAATCCTGGCATCCTTTGGCTCATCTCTTGTAGGTGTATCATCCCTCACATTGAAGAAATAGTCTTTAACTCTCATTTGTTCCCTAAGATGTTTTCCAATAGCCTCTTGATATGCAACAGACTCAATACCAACCAATCTAGGCTTATATTTCTTGTGTACTAAGAAAAGCGTTTTACACAGCTCGCTAACACTCATTCCTTTCTTTCTAATACATTCCAACACATAAATTCTATTGTCAAATGTACGTGCTATTGTTACAATAGCCGTGTTGCAAGCATCTTTCTTACTTGAAATAGCTGGGTCTACATAAGTATAAATCCAATAAGGCACGTTAAATGGCATCTTTTCAAAGTACTGAATATACTCAGGATGAAACACCATCTTCTCCACTGGAAGTGGGTTTAATAAATATTGAGATGCGTATATATAAGGACCTTGCCGTGCTTTTAACTGTGCAAGTGCTTTTGCATTAAAACGTTCAGGGTAAATTGGCTCGCCAGTTTCAGAAAACACATCCTTGCCTGCAGAATCCTTTTTGTACACATTTTGTATATAAGGTACGAATGTTGGGTCAAACTTAAGTATGTGGTCAATAACGTCATGCACTGCCCATCTTGTTCCTATATAAAAAGTTAGACCCTTAGACGGTGTGTCAAATAAGGAAATAGCCAACTTATACCAGCCTATTGCTCTATCAATGTCAAGTTGTGAAGGTGCGAGTTCATCTCCAGTTACGTCATCTTTTTTAGCTGTTAGAATGTCATCCATTATAATAACATCATAATGCGTACCAACAACATTAACACCTACTCCAGCAGCCGTGAACGTAGCTTCACCGTAGCCACCTGTTCTACGTACTGTTACAGAATGGTCACTCCACTGCACCTTTCGAATGTCTGGTATTATTTCAGGGTATAAATGCCTAAATAAACTGTTTCGTTCAAAGATATGTTTGATGGAACGTAAATGGTTCATTGCATTATCTATGATGTTACATGCAATAAGCACCCTTACATTTGGATTGTTAATAGCCATCCATATAGGTAGTTTAATACATGCCAGTGTGCTTTTTAAAAAGGAACGAGGAAGTGCAATTAGTTTGTTTTGAATGGTAGTGTCTTGCAAAAACCTACATAAAGGTACATGTACCTGTTTGGTCATTGCATCACTGCCACCCCTACCTAATATACCTCTTGATAAAAAATAGAAGTCACGCCTACCAAGTTCTGCCATTTTCTTTTCTTTATCATCCATTTATACCACCAATATCTTTAAAACTACAGCCCGTCTTTAGCCAAAGCCCTCAACGGGCGGTTGATAATAGGCAGTCTTATAAACTACCTAACCAATATATTTAATTGGGGAGTCGTATATGGCAAACTAACCCGTCAAAGTTACCAATAACCTAACCTTTACTACACAATTTAGGCTTCCCTATTATTTAAACTAAAAAAGGAGAAGGTTATTTACCCTCTCCCAAATCTTTCAAAGCTTGTTGAATATCACTTATAACCTCACCCTTAAGTTCAAGCGAACCATCTGCAATATAATGTTCAGTAGGCTTATGACCAGTTCTATCAAGAATATCAAATGCACTACGTTGTCTTGTTTTCTCCGAGCTTGAACGCAACAGACTTATGTTAACTTCTGCAGCTTCTGGTGAAGCTTCCTTTAGTTTTCTATCTACCACATCCTCCACCTTAGAAGTAGACAATTTGTCTAAAACTATTTTATCCAACTCTGTTTGCATCTTAGCCAGTTCTGCCTTAAATAAAGGTGAATTTGTTATTACTGTATAGTTCCCTGAAGACATATTCATTTCAAGTTCAATCTGCCTTCTAGGTTGTCCACAAACTATCCTTCGCATTAAATCCCTATATCTTGGTATCATCTTTTTTATTGCCATAGTTTACCTGCTTTCTTATATTCATTTTTGAACTTTCAATATTAAAGTCATATGAATATATGTTCATATGTTAATAACAACATATCTCTAGTTAAAATATATCACATTTTTTACTAAAAGTCAAGCGTTATTTTCAATTTATTGAATTATTTTTTAAGGGTATAAGTTATAGGGTTATCGTTAGATATCGTTATTTGGGGTACTGACAACGTTTTTTGGGGTATCTAATAAGAGGTTTAACCCCCGTTAGGGTTGACGTAAGGCAAACAGATGTTTGTAGTAAAAATTTGTGGTCTATATGTAAATAGGTGCTTATATGTTTTTCGGGCGGGTAGGTGGGGGGTGAACGCTTGTTTACTATCATATGAACGTATTAACATATTAACATCTATCATCGGTCTGGCAATTGTTAACAATAGTTAACTTTAGTTAACACCAAACAAATGTTTATAATCATATGAACGTATGCACATATAATAATACGTAATGTAAATCTTATTCCCTGCATACCTAAAAAGTATAATGTAAATAAATTAAAATAAATTAAAATAATTTAAAATAAATTGCATTATTTTAAGAAAAATGCTTGACAAAATTATACATAAGGTATATAATAGTTATAGTAAAAAGTAAATAAAGGGGGCATTAAAATGGGAAGTGAAAGAAAAGATTTGCTTGTAACATTAAAAGCATTAAACAAAGTTAGTCAAGCAATTAACAAAGATATTATAGAAAACGAAAATTCAAAGTATTGCTTGAGTGATGTTAAAAACGCACACAGAAAGATTGAAAACACAATGCTTAAATTGTTTCAAGTAGAAATCAAACAAGTAGTCAAAGATTTATACTAATTATACTAACACGTAAAACGTTAACACCAAACAATCAAAAAGAAAGGAGTAAATTAAAATGCAGGATGTAAAAAACAAAAAAGGTGAAGTGTTAGGCAGTTATGAATTAACAAGCATAACTAAACCTGATACGTATAATGTTACTTGTGTTAATAAGGATGGGCAGGAAATTCCTATAACAAAAGAAGTAACAAAAGAGGATATCCTTAAACTTGCTACACAACAATTTAACACTAACATTAGAAATTATGTTGCAGGATTGGCACGTGAAAAGAAGGACAGCAAGTTAGCATTAATGAAAGCATACCTATTAAAGCAGGGAATTGATGTAACAAAATCGACAGAAGAATTAAAAAAAGATTTAGGTATATAATAAAATAAGCAGTATTAAAAATACCCATAAGGTTATTAAATTAACTTGTGGGTATTTTTTTATGCAATCTTAAAATACCTGATGTAAAAAATTTTCCTGCAATATATAATTCATACGAAAAAGGCAAAAAATAAGGAAATCGTTAAAACCCTTTGTTTATCAGTGTTTCAGAGTTTTTACAAGTTAAAAACACTTAAAACCCTTTGTTTATAATGGTTACAAGCGTTTTTGGAATTCTCTTTACTACTACCTATATAATAATAATATATATATATAATAGTATATAATACAGTATATATATAGTAAGAATTATAGAGTCAATAGTAATATATCTAATTTTTAACCTAAAATCACTCAAAACCCTTATTTTATAACACTTACAGAGTTTTTATTGCCTAACAAAGTTAGTCTTTAAAACCCTTTAAAATTCAGAGTTGCAGAGTTTTTTAAAACACTACCTAACAAAGTTAGGCACACCTAACAAAGTTATACCCATTTTACAATACTTGACAAAAAATAAGGTATATGATAAAATATATTATAGAAATATATATAATTCAAAGTTAAAAGTTAATATAATTTAAAATTGAATTTTCAATATTGAATAATACAAAGCAGGAGTATAAAATGAAAGAAGTTTTAAAAGAATTAAAAAATAGAATAAATTATCTTGAAAAAGCTACACCTAAATTAACAAACAACCAACAAGAAAATATAATGGCTGAATTGAAGAATGCAAGTAATATATTAAAAAGAATGGTTTTATTGTGTGCTGTTCTTTCTAAAGAACAATAGAACGTGATATCAATACAAATGTTAATATTCTAAAAGGAGGCAAATGTTTATAAAGGAGGTATAAACAAAGTGAAAAGGTTTTTGGTTTGTATAGCTGATAGGTTAACACCAAAGATGAGAAACAGTCTGAAGTTGGAAGTTAAAGAAAGTAAGTTAAATGACATTAAAAAGTATTGCAGGGATAAACATATGGCATTTGATGCAATACCAATTGATGCAACGAACTTTGGTAGACTGGCAGTGGTTATGAATCAAGTGAAAAGTATTAAATACTAACAGTAGCACATATAAGGCTTTACGGTTGCTATAGTCAATATTATTACCTGAATATATAATTCAAAAAGTGAAATTTATATGCGAAACACTAAATAAAAAGGAGGTTTTAATAAAATGAAGAAATTTATAATTACATGGGAATTATTACAAACAGGAGTAAGTTACCTTAATGCAGAAAATTTAGAAGAAGCTATGGTTAAAGCTCCTGACTCAGTAAATGACTTTGGTGACCCAAAACAATTTAAACAGATTACTCAGTGGAACGATGGTTGGGACGTGAAGTCAATAGAGGAAGTATACAATGAAAAATAAATGGTATGGAATAACACCAAAGAAGTGTGACTTATGTGGTAATAAGCTTAAAAAGGTTTTTATAGACGGTAGAACAGATATGGGTGCTTGGGGTATTATGTGTGAAAACTGTCATAGAGAACGTGGTGTAGGTTTAGGTGTTGGTAAAGGGCAAAAGTATGAGTTAAAAAGAATAAAGGAGGGAGATGAAGAATGGATAAAAGTAAAGAAGTTGCATTAAAAAGAGTGTTCAAGAGAATATTGGCTAACACACATAAAGAGTTAAACAGAGAGAAGTGGTCTCCACAGGCTGAAGATATAATAGTAAATGCAAGTGTTGGTCAACTGATGAAAGAAGTAACAATAAGAATAAAGATAGCATAAAATAATTATTTATAGAAAGGAGGTAAGTTGAAAATGCCTAAAGTAAAAGTGAAAACAGATGAAGAATATGGAAAACAGTTTTGTGTGTTGATGAATGCTGATGAAAAGATGATAGACTTCATCAACAACAAAATAGATAAAGAACTAAAGAAGTTTGTAGTTAACGTAACAAAGTTTTGTAAAACACCTGAAGGTAAAGCTTATGACGAAATCGTTCATTCAACACGAGGTGAGTTAATGTCATTAATGGCATTTATATATGGCAAGGGTAGAGTCAAAGAAGATGAAATAAATAATTAAAAAGGAGGCTTAATTGAAATGTATGTTTGTAAACAGTGTGGAAACTATTATCAGTTTGAAGGAAGTAGCATTACATCTGTAGCAAATAAGCTTACAGCAACAGGACGTAATAAGTATGAAGAAGAAACCATACTTGAGTATAAAGAAACAGACTTTCTCTGTTGTAGTGAATGTGGAAGTGATTTGGTTGTTAATATTAATGTTAACACACTTCCTCAGCACCTACAAGACCAAGTATATAATACAATCTCAATGGGTGTGGTAGAAGAAGATGTAATGAAAGAGTTAAAGGATTTTGTTAAAGATAAATAACATTTTGATTAAAGGCAGGAGTGTACTAAGCTCCTGCCTACTTTATTTAAAAGGAGGTAAATAGAAATGCTTGCTGAAATATTGTACACCGACGAAGAAAGGAATTTAGGTGATGCTATGTGTAACACAATAAATGCAGACAAAGAATTAAAAGTATTCTTTAAAGAAATCTTAGGTAAAACTTTACAGAACTTTTACACTAATATGGTTAACGCACAAGCAGAGAATAATGTTGCAAAGGTGACAGCAATAATGCAACAAACAGCTGAAATAATTAAAGCTCTTGCAATGCACATGCACGTCAAAGTAGTAGTAAAACAAAAGGAGGAAAAATGAAAAAAGCAGATAGCATAAAACATAAAAAGTGGTTGAAGGATAGAAGAAGGAGTAAGAAGCTTAAAAGGCAACATAACTACGAAACTAAAACTTTAAAAAGGTGGCAGTTTGCTCCACCTGAAGAGGTCAAACAGGAGGCAGTAAAGAAATGACTAATGAAGAGTATTTAGAGGAATGTAAGGAATGTCGAGAGAATGAGATAAAGAACCTAGAAATAAAGAACCTAGAAATGCAGGGCACTAGTGTTAGACTAGAAGAAGTAAAAATAGAACTGAGGAAAGTGTACGCACTCGAGATTATTGCTGAGACATTGATAAGTATTTATAACAGAATGTGTTCTAAAGAAGGCATGAATGTAGATGTAAGTGAAAGTTAGGAGGTAAAATGAAGAAGCTAACTGTAGCAGTGCTAATAGTCATGTTACTACTAATAACCTATGCAGTTACATTTTGCACACCAAAACAAAAATACTTTCTAATGACAGCCACTGCCTACTATCCTGGAGTTGAAAGCTGTGGAGAATGGGCAGATGGTTATACGTATACAGGTGATGTTGCAGGTTATGGGTGCATAGCAATAGACCCAAAAGGTCCACTTAAACTTGGACAGCGTGTGTATGTAGAAGGTTATGGATATGGAGTATGCAATGACATAGGTGGTGCTATCAAAGGTTGGAAGATAGATGTATGTTTCGACACTTATGAAGAAGCTATTGAATGGGGAGTGAAGCTGGTTAAAGTTTATATAATGGATTAAAGGAGGTAAATGAAATATGTGGGTGTTAGCTTTGAACATAACAGCTGCAATTGTAGTTTACAAACTTATGGTATGCAACAGCAGTGATTTACTCACTGTAATAATAGGGATAATTTTTTTGTATGGAAACATCGTTTGGACACTAATGGGTATTAAAAAGTTATTTTAAAGGAGGGTAAAATAATATGTATATATCAAGTTGGATTGCTATTCTTATTAGCATTGTTATAGGTTTTGTTATTTGGATGAGAATATAAAATTAAAAGGAGGTTAAATGGAAAATGTCTATACAAGATTTTTTAAAAGAAACTAAAAGAAAAGCAGCTCAGAGAGGCAAAGAAATGAGCTCAGTAGAAATGGAGGTGCATGACCTCAGTTTTAGGGTTTATAATGACTTAAACAGAGGAGATACAAAAGCCTGGCTTCGAGAAGCTGCGGGAATGCTTATTAAAAGCGTAGCACCTAACTTATCTCCCACAGACACTTGTGAAGCAGTAGTAAGCATTGAAGGGATTGCTTTAACAGTTCTAATGGAATTTTTCCTATCAGGAACACTTATAAAAAGGGAGGTGATAAATGAGAAATGAAAAAATTAACTCAAGAACAACTAAAAAGATACTCAGATGCTCAAGAAGCAAAGGTTGCTAAAGGGCATATTAAAATTGATGAAATGCATAGAAAGAACCTACAAGCCTGGATTCCATACGACTTATGGACATCAGTAAGAACGCAAGTGGCGAAAGAAGGTATTGGAATGAATAAGTATGTGGAACAGGCACTGGCTACTTACCTTTTACTTACAGACGAGGACATAGAGAGGATAGTTGAAAGACATCAAAATTAAATTCAATTTTTGAATTTTATAAGGAGGTAAAGAAATGTCTATGGGATTTAATGTGTCATCTGTTGAATTGACTCATGAAGAATTGCAGTTAGTGCGAGCTTGCATTTCAGTAGCTAAAGATTCTGTTGCAGAAGGTGAGCTTTTAGCTACTACAAGAGAAATCGCTTTGATAAATGATAGTGACACAGACAAACTCTATTCAAAGTTTTTAGGATAAGGAGGTTAAATTAAAATGCCAGAACAAAAAGAGCCTAAACACATTTGTGGCACTTGTAAACATTATGACTCTGACGACAATTATTGCATGGCAAAAGGTGAGTTTGAAATGTATGAAGAAGATAGTTGTGATGGCTGGGAAAAAGAGGAGGACTGATACCGTGTGTTGAAAATAACTAAAAATAATTTAACCCTAATTGTCCCTCAACATTGGGTAGACGGTAGGGGATTTCTAAAAGTCCCTGCCGTCTATGCCATTAAGTTGTTCTTCGATGATATAACACTTAAAGAGGCACTTGAAGGCAGTAAAAAGAAATGGCAATACAGATGGACGATAGGGAAGGTGAAAAATGATGAAAGGTGAGGAGACTGAAGCTAAATACACTTTAATATAGAGTGGTGAAAGGGTTAAGAATGGTCTTACTGTACTAAAGAACGATTTAAATGCACTGAACGTAGCCAGTCTTAATGTTCAAGACAAAAGGTTAGTGACATTAATAATGGATAACCTGTTTACTGAGATTATGACTGCGTGTGAAGCTATAAGGAATATAAAAAAGGAGGTAAAGATGCCGTGAGTAATGGGGTGTATAAAAGGATGGTTGAAGAAAAAAAGATATTTGACAAGCTACAGTTTACTTTTAAAATTTCTATGGATAATCTTAACAACTTAGAATCAGAAGAAGTAAGGTTTAATATGAAGGAGTATTCCAAAATCTGGGTAATGCTTTTAGAAGACCTTTTGCCTTTGTTAATGAGTTTTAATGAAAAAATGGATAAGTTAAAGGAAGAGATAGACAAATTGAAGGAGGTAAATGATAATGAAAAGTGAATTTGGAAGGGGTTTGGTAGTAAACCTAATTAAGTTCAGTGAACACTTCCACAATCCAATGAGTCAAAAAATGAGGAGTGTTAAGCTTTACTTGTCTCAAACTGCAGAAGGGAGAGAGCAAATGATTTCTGACAACCCACCATCCAACTTCGATTATGGCACTGATGTAAGGAATAGCATTAAAAGCTTTCTTGCCTGTGAATATAAGGTGTATGGAAGCTTTGAGGCGGGTGTGTCAAGTTTAATTACCCTTTGGGCTAATGGAGCAACCGACCATTTGTATGAGATAAGAACCCCAAAAGGTAAAGAGTGGAGTGAGATAAGAAAACTTGTGAAGGAACTGCAAACTAAGGGACTTGATATGGGGCATGGTTTTAAGGATAAACTATATGAGCTTAAGGATGTCTCAGAATTACAAGAGTTGACAAAAAGGATATGCATTTTGATAGATAGAAAAATAGGCTTGAAGCCTGATTGGGGAGAATGGTGATGAATAACGAAGTTAAAGAAAACGATATTGTTAAAAGAATTAGCCCTACTGGAACAGACCTTGTTGCGAGGGTACGTTGGGTGAATGAAAAAGGAGAAGCAGGTGTGACTTACATTTCACCTGAAGCTTGGAAGGGTAGTGCACAGGTGGTTGATTTAAATGAATTGGAAGTAGTAAAAGAAGGTATAGGTGACTTGCAAAATACAAGCACTAAAGACCTTATAGCTGCAATTAATAGGCTTCGAGGTGCAAGGCTTCCAAAAAAGTTATCTCCACGAAAACCATATAAAAGAAAAAAGAAAACTAAAGAAGATAAACTAAACGAGTTGTTCGCTGAAGGTGGCAGTGAGCTTGATGCACTTATTGCAAGAGCAGCTAAAGAAATTAGAGAAGAAGGAGGTAAGTAATGTTTACTAAGGAACATTATATAAAAATTGCAGAAGTGCTAAGGGATAGTCAAGATGAAAAGGGTATAGAGTTTAAGCTTTGTCATCACATGATTGTACAGGACTTTGTAGCTTTACTTGAGGAAGATAATAAAAAGTTTGATGTTGAAAAGTTCCTTGATATAGTTTATGGAAAGGAGAATAAAAAGTGACCACATTTTATGTAGACTCAACGAAACTTCGTTCATGGTTAACTTGCAGGAAGCACTATGAACTACGTCATATAAGACATCTTGCACCCATTGTAGTATCTGCACAGAGATGTTAGCCAAAGGTAGTATTACTAAAGAAGCTGAAGAACATTTTAAAAAGATTTATACTAATGAAACAGAAGACAGCCTTCGCACAGTTGAAAAGGGTACAGAGTTAATTAGACTGTATACTAAAAAGTATGCAAGAGAGCCATTCAAATTTCTACACACTGAAACTCCATTTGCACTTCCATTAAAAAATGACGTCGTTCTATGTGGTAAAGAAGATGCAATAGTAGAATGGAATGGTGAGATATACGTGTTTGAAAGGAAGACTACATCTCGTTTAGGTGTAACATTCTTTAAAAAGTTTAGGCAAGATTATCAAATAGATATATATTGTTTGGCATGTAGGGAGTTAGTTGGCAAATGTGCTGGTGCTATTATAGATGCAGTGCGTGTATGCAAACCGAAAGCTAAAATGGAAGTTGACCTTGTAAGGGATATAGTGGGTAGAACTGATAGAGACCTTGATGAAGCAAGGAAAGAAATTATTGAAATTATTGGAGACATGCGTAAAGGTCATATATATAAAAACAAACAGGCTTGTTACACATGGGGTGGATGTGAATTCCTACCAATATGTGAAAGTCATGAAAACCCAAAGGTCATAAGAGACTTTTATAAAGAGTCGGTCTGGAATCCGATGAAAGGAGTTGAGGAGCAGGTCAAAAAGATACCAGAGCAACAAACACTGAAGCTATGAAAGCTGGAAACAAAGAGAAGATAAGATATGTAGTGAAGTATGTTATCTGCACTTTTATAGAAGCAGTACTGTTGTTATTTAAACTTATCCGTAATGGATTTAAAGAAAGGAGGTAACTGAATGGCTCATGAAAAACTACAAAGAAAAATGAAGGACGAGCTACTGAAGGTCTTCGATGGAGACTTAAGTGAGGGAACGCACAATGCTCTTCACACCAATTTAACTCCAGACCAACTAGAAGAAGTAGCTAAAAGGTGCTCGTCTCGAGTCATTGATATGTTGTCTGATGGAGCAATGGCTTATTTATTAAATTACGTAAAATAGAAAGGAGGTGAGTAAATGAAGACAAGTGAAATAACATATGAGCATATTAAGATGCTTGTATGGGGTGACTTCAAATCAGGCAAAACCGTGTTCGCAAGTACAGCACCTAAACCATATTTCTTTGACCTTGATAACGGGATGTTATCTCTTGCTAACCACAAACCACCTATTGAATTTGATACATACTTAGGTGAAGAAGGTTATAGGAGGTTTAAACAAGACCTTAATAAGGTTATTAAAAGGGATGATATAGAAACCATTGTTATAGATAGTTTAAGTTCTTTGCAAGATTTAACAATGGGTAACATTCAAAGGGTTAATGGTAGTTATGGTAATGCACCACAGATACAGGAGTATGGTTTATACATGGTACGTATGCGTAAGTTCTTATTTGACCTTGTTGCAATAGACAAACACGTTATACTAACTGCTCATGAACAAATTTTTCAGGATGGCATAACACAAGAGGTGTTTATCACACCCTTAGTATATGGCAAGAATATGCCAAGACGTATGGGGATGTGGTTTGATGAGGTGTATCATACTGAAACAGAACGTGATAAGGAAGGCAACATTAACTATTGGTTGCGTACCAAACCGTCAAGGAAGCATAATTGTGGCAGTCGGTTGAACTGTTTGGATGAATTAGAAGTACCCGATTTTAAAGTAATCCTAGAAAAAATTAAAAAGAAAGGAGGAAAGTAGAATGAAAACTTTGGGAGCTATTTTAAATACACTAAAAGGAAGTCGTAAGGTGTTTATAAACATTCATGATTTGTCAGCAAAGAGGACAGATGAATTACAGATGGCTTTAAACCCCAACTTTGTGAGGGTTGACAGAAAAAATTTGAAGTTAGCTGGGCATGCTCCCTATGAGAGTACAGCATTTAATGCGAATAAGGCATATGGTTTTGATGGAGTATACATTACTGTATACAGAGATAAACAAAAGAAAGGAGGTGATAAAAAGTGAGAATTGAATACGGTGATATTGACTTCGATAAAGATGTAGAAGATTTGAAAGCTATGCCTAAGGGTGATTACGTGTTGCGTGTTTTTAGCCATACACTGAAAATGAAAAATAATGACCCACAAAAGGCATACATCGAATGGCAGTTGCTTGTAACAGATGGTAAGTATAAAGGCAGAAAACTGTTTCATAATACATCTCTGCAGGTTAAATCTTTACCCTATCTTAAAAGGTTCTTGAAGAGTGTTGGTTTTGCATGGGGTAAGAAGTTTAATCCTAATGAGAATTGTGTTGATGTATATGGTTGTGAAGTAATTGGACATGTAGACATTCGGATGTATCAAGGTGAAGAAAGGAATAATATAACTGGATTTGTAGCAATAGCATAAAAAGTCTATCTTGTAGCGTCCCATATTGACGCTAGGTAAGGGTCTAAGGACAAGGTAACGGTGTGGAGTCGGTAGCAGGCTGGGGGTAAGTCTGCCAGGATAGATATAAAAGGAGGTTGATATGAAACCACTAACAAGACAGTTAAGAGTAATCAAAAAACGTAAGGCACTTGTAAAAGCTCGTGAAGAATACCATAGTTTCATGCGGGTAAGAGAGTTAAAAGATATAAACTCAAGTTTTGATTTAACAGCAGTTATGCTCAGGCTTGAATTGAATTTAGTTGATGCTGTGAATAGTTTAAATAAGATGCTAAAAAGGAAGTGATGTTAATTGAGTACAGCAGAAATTCACACTTTAGATAGTGCATATATGATAGAGTTTGGACACGTACCAGATGGGTTTCGTGTGAAAGACTTATCAGGAGACACTGCACCTCATACTTATAAACCACTCTATCCTACGTATTTGTATTATTACACTGCTTATGGTGTGTGGAGATGTACTACTAGAAATGGTAAGTGGGAATTTAGCAGTAATAGGGGAGGGCGTGATTACAGACCCACCATTATAAGGAAGTGTGAGATACCACAACGTGATGATATGGTTGATGCATTTGGTTATGCAGTGACTGCTAATGAGGATGTAGAGAAAGAAGTTAAACAGGCTACTGAGTGGTATGAAAAATGTATTAAAAAGGAGGTGAAAGGTAAAATGAAACAGTTAATAGATGTTATCTTTTTTAACAGAAAGACTGAGGAAGTTGTTTATCGTAAGGAAATAGTGGCAGAGAATATAGAAGAAGCGTTTATGTTAGCTGCACAAGAATATGGTAAGTTTAATTCTAAAGTACATATGAGGCATGCAAATTGCTTATTCAGTTTTGTTGAAGTTGATAAGGAGTAGAAGGCTAAGCTGAAAACTGTGGGCTGGAGGGTTTTCACGCCTATGTTCGCCTCCTTTTAACACCACAGCTTTTGTGTTTTCTGTGGTGAGTAAAAAGCAATATAGGTTCTTTTCCCTCCAGTCCTTTTTTTAAACAGATAAATATAATTCAATTTTTGAAATTTATAATGAGGTGATAATTATAGTAAGCATTCAAAGATATGGCTTAATCAACCCAATTTGCATTGATAAAGATAATAACCTGATTGCAGGTGAACGTAGACTGCGTGCTGCTAAGGGACTTGGATGGAAAAAGATTACAGTAACACGTCTTGAAGACCTCAGTGACACCACAAAGAAAGAGATAGAACTTGAAGAAAACATCCAACGTAAGGCTTTAACGTGGCAGGAGGAAATTGCAGCAAAGCTAGCCTTGCATGAACTAAAACAACAGAAAGACGGCAAGCGAATGCAAAAGTCGGGTGCTCCAGGTTGGGGAATTAGAGATACTGCATTGGTTTTAGACAAAAGTGAAGGTTCTATATCACAATCTTTACAGTTAGCTAGAGCCATTAGACAGTTCCCAGCTCTTGCAAAAGAAAAGAATGAGTCAACAGCTTTTAAAAAGTATAAACGTATGCAAGAAGGCTTCTTACGTGCAGAATTAAACAGACGTAGAGGGAAAGATGTTGTGCCTAATGTTATACACGGAGATTGTATTGTTGAAACAAAGAAGATGAAAGATGGTTGTTTTGATATGATACTAGCTGACTTCCCGTTTGGTGTTGATGTTAAAAAGTCTGCAGGGTTAGGCAAACGAGGAAAAGAGGATATTGCATATGATGACAGTCCTTATGATGCAATGGAATTATTACGTAAGGCGTCAAAGGAGCTGTTTCGTGTGCTTAAAGATGACAGACATGCAATGTTTTTCTTTGCAATGGATAACTACACACCCGTTAAAAAGACATTGGAGGAAGCTGGTTTTATTGTAGAAAACATGCCACTCATTTGGAACAAGACGTCTGGTAGCTCAGCTGCAACAGGAGATAATTTCCCTGCAGCCTACGAGCCTATCTTTTGGTGTAGAAAAGGTAGGAGGAAACTTAATACTACAATTAGCAATGTACTCACATATTCACGTGTACCCCCCAAAAAGAAACAACACCCCAATGAAAAACCAGTACCATTATTAGTGGCTCTTATAGAAGCTTGCACATTTCCAAGTGAAGTGGTGTATGACCCTGTAGCTGGTGGGGGTTCTACGTTAGAAGCTTCATTAGAAGTTAGCAGGGATGAGAAAAATGAAATGTATTATATGAGGATATTGGATAAAGTGGAAAAGATTAAAGGAAGGAAGGTGAAAAAAGAATGAGAATATATATTATGGGTTCAACTGCTTTCGAGGACACGATGAAGGAACATGCAGTCAAACTCTTGGAACAAGGGCACGAGCCTTTAATGCCTAACTTTGATTCAATACATAAAACTGTTCTTGAAACGCTTACAGCAAACAGAGAACTAATGGAAATGTCTGATGAAGTACATCTTATATACGATGGCAGAAGTTATGGTTCTATCTTTGACTTTGGTATGTGCTTTGCAATGCGTAAACCGTTAAAGATTATTTATATTTCACCTAAAAATATAGTTGGTGGGATGCGTGAGTATGAGAAGTATTGTGAGGAGGAAGGGGCATGAAGGGCAAAGAAGATTATAGCCTTTTTGACATGAGACTTGCATATGCAGCAGGGCTCTTCGACGGAGAAGGCTGTGTTGGGGCATACAAAGACAAAAGGAACGGACGTCCTTATTCCCAAATACAGATGCAAAATAATAACAAAGCTTTAGTGCAATTCCTTGCAGATATTTTTGGTGGCAATGTAAACAAAGGTACACGTCGTGCTCATCAAAGCCAGAGTTATTTGTGGGCATGTTTCGGGAAGCATGCTGCTTCAGTGCTAACTATGCTTTATCCTTATCTTATTGGTAAAAAAGCTCAAGCAAAACTTGCTATTGAATTCGTAGATGCTACTCGACAACGAAGGCTTGAAATTGTTACTGAAATGCACAAGTTAAACCAAGCACATAGATGGCAAGAGGAAGGAGATGAGGTTCTGTGATATCAACAGGCTTTTCATTATTTATAATAGTATTAGCTTTTGTTTTAGGATATCTTTTGGGTAGGGGGGATAGAGATGACACAAGCAAAAGTTAACCTAGTACCAGTAAAGACTTTAACTGAATGGTTTGCTAACTTGCCATTAATTTATAAACTAGACTTATATAATTCATATACGAGCATAATTACAAAACACCTAACACAAAGAATGGAGGATAGAAATGTTAGTAAAACCAATCGGACCAGCTGATGCAAAAATAATGTTAATTGGTGAAGCACCTGGAGCTGAAGAAGAGCTACGAGGTATACCATTCATTGGAGGTGCAGGTAAGATACTTAATGGATTGTTAAGGGATGCAGGTATTGATAGAGAAGAATGTTTTATTACCAACGTAATGCAGGTACGACCAGTCAACAACGACTTCAGTAATTTCTATGAAGATAAAGGTAGAAAAGTTCCAAGAGATATTTTAGAGATAGGTATTGAAAGACTGAAGGGTGAGATTATAAAAGTTAATCCTAATATAATAGTTGCCTTTGGCAATGAGCCATTAAGAGCTTTAACAGGATTACAAAAGATTACCAAACGTAGGGGTTCGTTATATAATATAATTCTTAACGACAAAGCTTTTAAACTAATTCCTACTATGCATCCTGCAGGTGTAATGCGTTTTTGGGAGTTTAGACCTTTAGTGTTGTTTGATTTAAAAAAGGTTTTAGAAGAATCAAAGACACCTAAATCTACTACAACTTCTAGAACATGGGATAAAGTTGAGGATATTCCTACACTACGTGCTTATGTAAAAGACTTTTTAGCTAATGCAGAATACATATCTTTTGATATAGAAACTAACAATAATCAAATAAGTTGTATTAGCTTTGCTCGCACATCAACATATGCCTTCACAGTACCCATATTCATTTATGATAAGTCATTCTGGACCCCAGAGGAGGAGCTTGTTATATGGCAGCTCATTAAACAGCTTCTTGAATCACCCATCAAGAAGATAGCCCAAAATGCCAACTTCGACATGTTCTTCCTCTGGACAACAATAGGCATTAAGGTTAAAAACTTATGGTTAGATACTATGAATGCCTTTCATGATTTATATCCTGAACTGCCTAAGGCTTTAGACTTATTGTGTAGTTTATACACTGACCAACCATATTACAAAGATACCATTAAGACAGATTTCTATCATTACAACTGCTTGGATAGTATGGTAACATTTGAATGTGCAATGAAGATTGAACAAGAGTTAAAAGACTTTGGTGTGCATAAACTCTACCACGAACACACCCATCCTATATTAGAACCACTACTTGAAATGCAGGTACGAGGCACTCGAATAGATATGAAGAAGAAAGTGTTGGCTGCTGAGAGCACAAGAGAAGACATTAACATTAAACAACAACAGCTTAATGAAGCTGTAGGCTACGAGTTAAACGTAAATTCTCCAAAACAGATGAAAGGGTTTTTATATGACGACTTAGGATTACCACCTGTTCTCAATCGTAAAACAGGCAAATTAACTTCTGATGAAGCAGCCCTAAAGAAGCTTAACAAAGCATATCCTAAC